ACCACCGGCAGATCCGCCCGCTTGTATGCTGGCTTGTACGCCGCTCCTAATGCGCTTGACCTTCCACTTGATGGACTGTCTCAGCTTGCCCGTTCTCACGTTCAGCAAGCGCGTGGAGCTTCCGCCACCGGTCACCCGCTTCTGTGCCTTGGCGTCCATTCTGACCGCGATCCGATTAGCAGCACGCACCATACCGTCACCGATGGCGCCCGTTCTGACAGCCATCTTTAGGCGCCGGCTGAACTCTTCCGGGGTCATCTCAGCCATCAGCCAACCCAAATCGCGCCGGCTTGACGGTACGGGTTGAGCGCTTGCTTTACTTCCGGCAGCAGATCCAGACCGTTCACCGTGATCGATCCGCCGCCCTGGTTGATACTCTTTCGGCCTACGTGGTCCCGACCTTGAAACCAGTGCGCAACCTGCAGCCCGGCCGCATGCTTGATGTCTTCGGGTACAGTTGAAAAGCCGATCACCGCTGCGACCTTGATGGCTCTTCGGCCCGTTGACCAGTATCCGTGGCTGCTCGTGTCCGTGAGCCGAATCAGCGATTCGAGCCCATACAATTCATAGTCAGACGCCGCTACCAGATCCGCAGACGAATAGATCCGATCGTCGCTATCGTGGACCGAGGCAACAGACAGCACCGGCCCATAGGGTAGCCGCAACTCCTGGCCGCCTTGCCCGTCCAGATACAGCGTGATCGTTGTGTCTTCGAGCGTAGCAACCCCGCCCGCAGTCGATGGCGGTAGACCGACATAGGAGGCCATGACGGCATCGGCACGGCTAATCAGGGTAGACAGCGCACTGTCCTCCCCGGTTCCGGTAATGCCTCGCACGTAAAGCCGCGCCTCTGCTGCCGTCATAATCGCCACAGGTTAGCCCTCAGTCGCTTTTTTCTTGGCCTTGCTGGCCTTGCCTGCCTTGAGCCACGCGGGGGCTTCTACACCCTCTGGAAGGTCCAGAACGCGCGACTCTCCTGCTGTCCAGTGTACGCCCGTGGGGAATTCTCCCCGTTTGTTTGCTGTGTACTTCACTTGGTTTCTCCCTTGGCCTTAGAGGCCCCGCCCCGTTTAGTCGGTGACTTCACGGCGCGGGACTTCTTGGGTGCGGCAACTGCCGACCCTACAGCCTCGAAAGCATCCCCGAACGATTCCAGCAGGTAGGCCGCTTGCGCGGCTGTTACCTCGACCTCTTCGCCAGCTTTCACGCTGACGCCGGGGCCGTTGTACTGGTCCATGTGGGGGTATCCCTTGAATAGTAGAGTCGGCATGTTTGCTCCCTTATGACTTGGCGACGTTGTAGCCGTAGGCAACCGACTTGGCGCCGTTCGACATATCGATCAGAGCGCACCTGCGGGTGCCGACGATCTCTATCTGGCCTTTTGTGATCTCGCGATCGATGTCAATAGTTTGAGGCTTGTATGACCCCATCACCCAACTTGGCTTGTGAACGATGACATACCCTGTCTTAGTCGTGGTCGAACCATCGTACACGCCTGTTGCGTTCAGATCGTCAGTCATTGCGCCCGAGACGATGATGTCCATCCCACCGAGCTTACCGATCGAGCCGTTCAAGATTCCGGCAGCGGGCCCGAACTTGTCAAGCGTAGCGGTCTCGGTCAACTGAAGGAGCCACTTGGTCATCACGATCGGGCTAACGATCATGAGCAAGTCGCTTGCAGCCTGATAGCCGCCGTCAAGACTTGAGCGCGTTTCCAGGATGTCCGCGTACGTCATTGTTGAGGCATCGCGACCAGTCGAAGCATCGAAGGCAGCGGCACGAAGACCGATGAACGCCCGGCGATGGTCGGCAGCGGTTGACGTTACAGAACCAGTGTCCCAACGTCCACCTTCAGACCACAAGCGCGGTGAGGCGGTTGTGTGCAGATCAGCATGCGCGTCTGTCGAATCAGCATTCAAAATTGCCGATTCTACGCCAGCCTGTAGAGCTACGGTCAAGCTGTCGCGGAAATAATCCAACGCCGGCACGACACTGTCTGCCACGGTGTCTTCGTCCGCTGTGATGCGGGCGCCGAAACTCTTGGCAGTTGCGCTGATCTGGCTTGTGGTGTCGTCCATTGCTGTGATAGCTGACCAAGTTGCTGCATTTTTCAAAAATGGTGCAACTTTGCCCGTGCTAAATGGGAACCGTACTTCCTTTCCTGGCATGTTGAACGATGGGAAAGCAGCTTCAAGTGCTGTCGGCACGTACAACTTCTTGCGCAGTTCAGGCAGAAGCAAATCGGGCACGAAGTCGGCACCGACCGCAGCGGCATCAGAAAATGCGCGTTGAATCATTGCGGGTGCTTTGCTTACGTGCTCGTGCAGCTTTGCTTCGAGCGCGTCAGATCCGCGTCCGTCACGGGTCAGCATCTTGGTGAAGTTGCGATCGTCAACCAGGCGCTTGAATTCAGCGTGCCATTCACCGCGATCGGTGTCGTCGTTGACCAGTCCGGCCACATCGAGCGAGCCGTCAGCCTTGACGTGATAGCGGAGAGTCGCCTCTTTCTCGCTCACGGTCTCGACCTTAGGCGCTGCCATCTCTGCGATCTTCTGTTGGGCATCCTTGAGGTCTGCCGCCATCTTCTCGATCACGTTGTCGCTCAGTTCGCGGTTAGCGTCTGCCAATCGTTTCTGTTCTGTTTTGATATCTGACAAGACGCGGAGCGCGTCGGCCTTGGTTTCAATTTCCACGGTTGTCTCCAGTTGTGGGTGTGGGCTATTCGCCCTGGGTAAAAAGTGCCCCAAAGTCGTCAGACTCCGGCGCGGGGGTTGAATCGTCAACAAACAGATCGAGCCCTTGCTGAATCTCTTCGTCTTCTGTGTTTGCAAACAGTGCGAGCAATTCATCTCGAACTACTGACCGCAGCGTGCGATCGTCGTCCTCGTCATCATCGCCGCCATAGCCCTCGGCCTCGGGCTCTTCGGGTGCCATGTCGTGCTCTGCTTTCGCGTACGTGATGGTATACGTGTCTTCTGTCTCTTCGACGTTGAGAATATGCTTCGCGGTCGGCGCCATGCTTGCCGGTGGGAGTGGCATCTTGACCGCTTCGGGCTCAAGTCCCCAGTGCATAGCGCGCACTGCGAGCGCGTTTTGATTCGCCCCAATAGCGACCGCTGACACTTCGAGAAGCGAGTTCTTCGCCATGTATGAACCGCCGCCCTTCTCACTGTATGCGGGGTGATCCTTGGGCAGTTGTGCCCGTGGGGTCACCTCGCCAGGCGAAAAGCCCACACTGAACGCAGACATGAAGCCCTCGCGGTACTGGTTCGCCAGCCGTTGCCCAAGCGGGTTCGAGTCGTGCTCGTCGAACTTGACCCGCATCATAAGCGTGTCACCGACCAAATCGATCTCAAGGGCCTTCCCAACCACTGGCCCCTCATAGTCGTGGGCATGCATAATCACGGGTGAGCGCCTGAAGTCATCGAGCACCCACGAAGCCGCTACCACATCACCCATCCGGTCCGGGTCGGGTGTGCTTGCGATAGCTGTGATGGTACCGTCTTCGCTGGCTTCTGCCTTGCAGATCATTGTTTTGAATACTGGCTTCATTTTGCCACCCTTGCAATAGTTGAGCACCGGCAGTTGATATCCAATTCACCGGTCCCGAATTCGCCGGGATAGGCCGCCGTTGCGCCGTCAGAATCGAACACTGCCTTCGCCGGTACGGTCTGGCCGTCAAGCCGTGCGTGAGAATCGCGAACGCTTGGATCGCGCGCGCTGAGCCACATCTTTTCGATCTGAATCCCTGACTCTTCCGCGCGCTGATATGCTTTGTTGGCGGCGCCGTTGGCGATCCGCGTTGTTTCAGTTCTGGCGATCATCATGGCGCGCACCGGACTGAACCCGGAGCCCTGGACGATCGCCGCTTGCATGTCTGGAAGCGTCGCGCCCTCCGAGATGAGACCGTTCACCAACTCCCCAACCTGTCCGCCTGTGGTGTGCAGTATGCTTGTACTCATTCTGCGGACTGCGTCTGTAGCTTCCAATTCAAGTTCACGCTGTCCGAAGAGCAGATCGGTGTTGATGCTCTTCGCCGCTTCTTCGAATGCTGACTCCATCGCGCGTCGATACAGCGGCCGAAACAACGTCAACAACTGCTGACGCTCGAACGCTTCATCCAGTACCCGGTCAAGCACCACAGGATCGATCGCCTTGGTTACTGACTTTGTGCCGAGTTCTTTCTTCAGTCGTTTGGCAATGCGCGCGGCCTGGGCTCGCAAGTATCGCCGCATGGACAGCGCAATTCGCCGTTCGTGCGGAGTGTGCACCCGGTCGATGAATGAACGCCACACGATAGCGCGGCCCTCTTCGGTGTCGATGTCGGGCTTCACTTGCTTGTTGTCGTTGTCGTACACCAGCCACCGCGCGACCTGCTCCGCGTCTGCTTCTGCTGGCTCGGGCTCTGCTGTGATCTCTTCCGCGTTCAAGTGCTCGAAGCCCTCAAGCGCTGCCGCCTCTTGGAGATTCACGCCCATGAGCCACCACGACTGCACACGGTTGACCCGTTCTGTGCGGCTCTCCTGTAGACTCTCAACCTCGGAAAAGTCAGACACGACCCGTAGCCCCTCGCTGTCGG